CACGGAGAAAGTCGTCTCTGTGGGTAGTATTTAAAACGCAGCAAGTTTTCACTTGCAGGTTAGAATTGACCTAACGTATGTTAAACAATCCGCTACGTGGATACGCGAAATGTATCAAGTGCTAAGCATGGCCACAATTTCTACTGATCAGCTATACGTAGCAGATCCGCGTCTGTGTGAGACAGACAACCGGTGTCTTATTTCATTGTATGGATAGAATGACTGTGAACTTAGTCCCTACGTCACCTTAACAGGATTGGGACTTCATTTGGATTTGATTTTGTAATCCAATTGAGTGTGTGCACGACATGGAGCAGTGGTCTTTTTAGATCAGTCATGTTCTGTATTTTTGAAATTTTGACCAGATAAAGGCAAAACAGATGGGAACTTCGGAACCCCCATCTGGTCTTTATTCCGGGCGGTTAGCCATTTTGTCCAAAGGCTTGAGGACGGCTTTCTGATTAAGTTTATTCCGATCTGGCGCGGGGGGGGTTAATAGCCCGCTTCGCATCAAATAGCAATGAAGTTACTAATGACGAAATTAAAACAAAATATATTCCTTATTCTTGGAAGAAGATTCCTTGCCCAGGATCACTCAAATACTCCCATGTTGGGAAGGGTGCTCTTAGGGCGAGGAAAAGAATATTAGATGATGATATGTACAGATTTGGCAAGTCTCGTAAAGATTTTCCAAAAACACACCAGCGTAATATATCGGCTGAGGAAAATACTTCTAGTAGTTTCTTTGACATTTTCACGCTTGTTTGCACTATTTGGTCTTCTATTTGGCTGTTTGGGAATGTGCCTTTTGAGGTACTTGTTTCTTACGGCCTGAAATTTGCGGGAGTTATTTATTACTCCGTTTTGGGGACATCTTTTCTCAAAGCACTCATGATATGGTTAAGTCCTATTTTGAATGTGTTGCGGAGAATTGTTATTGGAATTTGGTTTCCTGTTTTGATACCCCAGTCTGGTTTTACTAAAGTTGATCCTTTTATTAAGGAAGTTGTCTTGATTGCATCGCTGATTGAGCTTCTGCGTGACGCACGTACGAAGAGAGCAAGAATAGCAGCTGTGACTATGTATCTCCAGTCACATTCTAAAGAATCCCTTTTTCTGTTTGCCTTCCGTAAGCTCACTCGTTTGAGTTGGTTTCAAAAGACTAATGATGAGTCTAGCGAGGGGTATATAGAAGAAATTATCGATGAAGCGTTCGGCACAGATTCTTCTAGAATGGATGAAGAGTTATTGGAGGAAAATTCAGGCGTATTGACGCCGCAGGATGGTGATTTCGCGTGGTTTACAGCCATGGACAGCGCTTTCACCAATTGGAAAGATTTCCGTAAATCTACTTCCGCTCGAAAATTTACTCATTTGATAAACGTCATAGTTTCTGCCGGTCTTTGTGAGACGTCAGGCATAACTTTCAAGATTGGTAATGTGCCATTGTTTACTCCTGTTGTGAGCAAAAAGCAACTGGCTGCCGGTGACGTTTTTGAAGCTTTTTATGAAGCCGCAAGCGGTTTTGTGAAGGGTGGATATCGAGTTTATCAAACTGGTGAAGTGTCGTCTTTTTATGCTGAGGATGATCGATTTACTGAATTCGATAGGATGTATAATGAAATCAGATCCTGGCATGGCTTTGCCATATGTGGTAATTTGACAACCTACA